GACAACACATCTGGTAGTCAGACACTTGCTTGCTCTGGTGACTCATGTGAAATCGTAGACTTAACCTAAGGATAACTTATGTACACTGTCATAACTCGCAATCAATGTAATTTCTGTGATACAGCCAAAGCCCTGTTGAAAGGAGCAGGGCAAGGCTACACAGAGTATAACGTACAGTCCGATAGTTCTAAGTGGGTGTTGACCCTGATGAAACAGGCAGGTCTTAAGACTGTACCTCAAATCTTTTCTTCTAGTGGTGACCACATTGGAGGATACACTGAGTTGAAAGAGTTCTTTGGGAAGTTAGAAGGGAGTGACGCATGACAGCAGTACGCAAGCAATTCAGCCGTGCTTTGTATGAGGCATACGATACCCCCGCCCGTGACAAATTGGTAGCTTACTTAGAGGCTAAGGGTCACACCATCGTCAACAACGAAGAGAACTACAACGTAGATGTTGTGTCTCAAAAAGGTGGCTATACCTACTTCAATGAAGCGGAGGTAAAGACAGCTTGGAAGGCCGATTGGCCTACAGACTGGAAAGAGATTCGTATTCCAGAACGTAAGCAACGGCTGTTGGATAAGCACAAGGACGTCAAGGGTGTCTTGAACTTCTACGTCTTGTCACAGGATATGTCACAGGCATGGCGTATCAAAGACACTTTACTTACAAAGGAGAGCCTTAAAGAAGCTAAAGGACGCTACATCCAAAAGGGCGAACAGTTCTTTCACATACCATACACATCAGCAGAGTTGATTAAGCTATGAGCAATGATCCACCAACCAAGTCTACACGTTCTCGACGAAAGACTACCTACAAGGGTGCAGCTTCCAAGAAGACCTCTGGTATTGTACCCCGTACTGACAACCAAGGTAAGTTACTCCAAGCCTTAGCCAGTAGCAGTCAGGTGTTTATCCTTGGTCCTGCTGGTACAGGTAAGACATATGTTACAGCTACATATGCTGCTGACCTCTATACACTAAAAGAGGTTGACAAGATTGTTGTTACTCGTCCTCACGTAGCTGTAGGCAAGGAACTAGGGTTCTTGAAAGGAGACCTACATGAGAAGACTATGCCTTGGGCTTTACCTGTCTTGGACGTTCTGGAGAAACACCTTGGTAAGGGCGCAGTGGAAACAGGGGTCAAGAATGGCAACATTGAAATGGCACCTCTTGCTCTTATGCGGGGCCGTAGCTTCGATAATGCTTTTATAATTGTAGACGAAGCACAGAACATCACAACACACGAACTTAAGATGTTGTTGACACGGGTAGGCGAGGGGTCAACGATTGTCCTTAACGGTGATGCACAACAGTCAGACCTAAAAGAAGCAGACGGTCTGTCTAAGGTTATCCACCTAGCTAAGAAACATATGCTTGATGTGCCTATCATTGAGTTTGGGGTTGACGACATTGTTAGAAGTGGTATATGTGCTGATTGGGTAAAGGTGTTTATGAAGGAGAAACTATAATGGCTAAATGGAATATCGAAAACCTAGCACACGCAGACGTGAAACTACACGAGTACGAGGAAGTAAACGATCAACCCTTCAACCCTGTAGATAGGCCCATCCACTACGGTCAGGGTAAGATTGAGTGTATCGACTACATCCAAGACTTCCTGACAAAAGAGGAATACATAGGATACCTACGAGGGAATGTAGCCAAGTATCTTCACCGATGGAGGTATAAGAATGGTTTAGAGGACTTGAAGAAGGCGGAGTGGTACACCTCTCGTCTTATTAAACTACAAGAGAAGCTATGATTACTTATATAAAAGGAGACTAAGATGTTTAGTTTGATTGCTGTAGTCTGCCAAGGTTTTACTTGTGTCAGTTTTACTCCCCCTAAAGTGTACCAAAGCGACGTTGACTGTATGGAAGATGCCATTGCTTTATATCAAGTTGTTCAAGACAACCCCGACAGGGAAATTGTCAACATGAACTGCTTTAACTGGGGAGAAGGCACATAGGCATGACTTTGTTTGAAGGGGTGGCCCTAGTAAACCTGTTTATCTCCCTGTTCCTAGCTTATAAGGTAGGGAAGGTACAGAATGACATTGATGTTCTGTACGAGGGTCTAGCNCTCACAATGGAACGGTCTGGTATGACAACAGACGACTAGAATCAGAAAAGCCGTAGGCGTCCTTGAGTGGATACCTACGGCTTTTTTATGTCTTACTTACGTCTGAATAGTTTAAGTANGCCCCTGCCCATTTCATTAGGTGATGGNGCTAACCAACCAAGTATTAAGAGGATTAACATGAGGGGGTCAATCTCAGTGTTCTTGGTTGTACTACTGTCCTGCACAACCTTATCTACAGGTGCCTCTACTCTTAGTACAGGNCGTGTGTTAGTNACTACACCAACAGTNTGNTTGTTCTCAGCACCTATTTGTGTGTTAGCAGCTACGTTAGTTCCTCCCCCCGATAGGAATGATAGGGGGTTTAACTTACTACAGCTACCTAGTGTCCCCAGTAGAGCTATTAGTAGTGTTAATCGTGTGAGTGTTTTTACCATTGACGTATATCCCAAAGAAGCCAGCCCCTGCACCCACAATAACTGACACAAACCCAGCTTGAGCATTAGTGGGGTCTTCTAGGGACATGAACCATGTTGTAGTTTCATAGAAGGCGTACCCATACAGGGAGATTATCAGTCTGGGCCATATCCGCCATTTGTCAAGCCACTCAGGTGTTATCACTTACTTGCTCCTACGTACCCTGCGACCAGACCTATGATACCTGTGATGCTCATTTGCAGCAACTCTATGATGTTGCCATCTAGATCACCACCATGTTCTGCCGCAAGCATAAATTCATCTAGGACAATAAGTCCAAGTATGCCCATCAGACCCACTGCCATAACTAAGACGATAAAACCCTTAATGTTACTTACCATCTTATCGGTTTGACCAGTATTCAGCCATCTCTCGAATAGCTTTAATGTTCTCATCAATACGGGCCATAGAGACTGCTTGAGTTTGTACTACACCCTCAAGGATTTCAATACGGGTCTCATCTCTAATGATACGTTCTTTGTTGGAGGTTACTTCGTTTTGCAAGTCTGCAAAGAACCAGATTAAAGTAACTGTGTACATGACACAGGCAACGATCACAGATAGGGGTACTTCTTTACTTATCCCCCAAGACTTGTTGCTCATTTTGGATAGACCTTTCTGTCAAGCTCAAAGTGTGGTGCGTCGTAAAAACTCTTCCAGTCACCACCCCATACGATAGGGACTTCAAGCTCTTCTGCTGCTGCCTTCATGGCCTCAGACATAATCTCGAAGCGTTCAAGGTCATTCCAATCTACGGGCCAAGGGACCATATCTACAGCGTGTCCTGTGATGTGTCGGGAGTTCATTGTGGTAGAAGCACCCTTCTTGACCAACTCACGTTGNCGGTTGATGCTACGAATACCTTCGATCACTGTAAAGTCTTGCTCAGTGATTGTGATGGCGAGTTTAACTACAGCAACAAGATCAGGGTGTACACCTGACAAGTTCTGCATACTGCGTGTTCCTAGTTTATACGACATTTTTTTATCCTTTATTGTGGGGCTACAGGCCAAGTTACATCAGATGGAAATGCCTCTTGGTTTGTAATATCCCGTAGTTCTTGCCGATAGGTAGCCCATGCAGCCTGATCGACTGGTGCATCAGCTACTTGTGTCCAATCTGAGGCGACAAGCAGGGTGTTGCGTTGCTGTCGTGCTGCATAGATTTCTTCGGTGGTTGGAGTTTCATCAATGACAGAAGATACAGAGTGAACAACCACACCCTCGTAGGTTGATCCTACGGGGAATGGGTTGTCAGAGGCTAAACCTACGAAGGTGTTTAGGGCATCTCCAGCCTCGCTGTGTATCGTAAATCGACTGTTGCTAGACATGCTATACTCTCCCTATGTAAAGAACGCCGTCTCCACCGCTGCCGACATTGGCGTTGCGACCACCATCAGAGTGAGCAGCACCACTGCCGCCCCCATACCCTGCATTTCCAGAAGAACCGTCGTCGTCTGTTCTACCTGCCGTTGCGCCGCCAGAACCTGCGAACTCACCAGAGTCAGCGGAACTGGCATCGCCTGTGCCAGAAAAAGCCCCGTCACTTGGTGTAAATGGAACTGCGTTTCGTAGGGCCACAAACAATGATTGTGTTGGAGCAAGCGACAAGAAACCGTCTGCATCTAAGTATCCTGTGTAAGTGATTGCGGTTATGGAGTTGTCAGCAGGGCTACCAAATGGACCACCACCTGCTGATCCATTGGCAGCGCTTGTACCTGTATTTGTGAGGTTACCCCCATTATTACTACTGCTCTTTCCGAAGACGTTTATGCCCCCTCCACCAGTAGACTGCCTGTAATCATCAGCCGTGGAACCCCCCGCCCCGCCAGTTGACGTTCTTATATTTGTAAAGAAGGAGGTGTCGTTGATCGTACCAGTCCCTCCAGTTCCACCAGCGCCGCCATTGGCGTGGGTGAGACCTTTCGTGCCACCCGTGCAGGTAATTGCAGTGGACCCACCTATCGTAAGGACGGACGAGCTACCGTCAAACCCATCAACTTCAGTTGAACCAGCATGTGAAGCGCCACCAGACCCAGCGGCAAAAGAGACTGCTTCTGATCCGTTCCACTCATAGGCTACACGGGCAAATCCACCCGCACCACCGCCAGTTTGAGACCGAGTTGTGGTGTTGCCTCTGGCTCCAGAACCGCCACCACCACACATTATGAAAACAAACAGGCCAGCACCGCCCAACCTGTCCATAATGCTAGTTACAGAGCCAGTTGATGTGACACGTTCCCAGTAACCAGACCTACCTTCGAAGATTCGTTGGTCGATGTTTCGGATTTCACCGTTGATCGTCAGCAGAGAACCATCCCAGCGTAGGTACTCCTCCCTGTCCCCAACAAACATAGTCCCGTCATCTTGAATACGAGCGCCTTCCTCACTTCCTGTAGGAACAGTGGTTGCTGTAAGGGTGCCAACAGTGACGTTCTTACCAGTGATTGCGTCTGCATCAATAGCGTCAGCAGTTACCGTACCAGTGACAAGAAGGTTACCATCGACAACTTCATCCTGTTCGATCCAAACAGGTGTACCTGCGTCATATAACCAAACGCCCTGAGACGTAGGGTTTGCCGCAGTGCCAGTGTAGAACCACGCTTGGTCTTTATCCACTGGCTGTCCAATGGCAGCAACGAAGTCAGTGTTAGCTCCAGAGCTAGTTGTAGGTAAGGAAGTTACACCAATGTTCCAGCGACCAGCGCCCCTTGCACCATCAGCACCTGCTGGAGCTACTTCTGTGGTAACAGACACGTTTGTGGAGTAGGAGCTTAGGTTCCCCGTAAAGTCTTGAGCTTTCACACGGTAGTAATACGTTGTGTCGTCCGCCAAGCCACCATCTGTAAAGGATTCCCCTGATACACGACCAACAAAAGTCGTGGGGTTTGTCGTTGTTCCACGGAAGATTTGATACTGGAACAAGTCTCTAATTGTGGACGCATCAGTGTTTGTTGTAGGGGGTGTCCAAGTTAGCTTTACCGTAGAGTAACCACCTTCAGCAACTAGGGACGTGGGTGGATTTGGTATAGTTAAGTCGTTGCCCGTGCTTGCAGGAGAGGCACTCGAAGCGTAGTTTGATTTAATGCCCAGAGTGTTGACAGCCCTGACACGATAGTCATACGCCACGTTACTCAAGGCGGGTGCAATCCTAAACCTTGTCTCTTCTACAACAGTGGAACTATAGTTTGTGTCTGTGGATAACTTCCACTGAAAATCGTAGTAGTCCACAACTTCACTGTTAGATACCCCCCAAGAAAAATCAATGGCTGGAACGGCTGTCCCATCCTCNTTAATAGTGGTTGTAACTACAGCNGCATCAAGGCTTGGTACAGGGACAAAGAAAGGTGACGGTAGGTTCGTGTTGTCAGCCTCATAGATTGCAGAATCNTCAAACTCATCAAAGACTTCTTCAGCAGTCTCCCGCAGGGTCATCTGGGTCTGTAGGTCAAGCCCATCAGTAAGGCCAAAGCCCCACGACAAGATTTCAAAGGCTTTGTTAGTCCAACCAAAACGAGTGTTAGTGATATAGACGTTATCTCCAACCTGCAAACCAAGTGTCTTGAGGCCAAAGCTGGCGCTGACAGTAAGCTGTTGGCGGTTACGCTCTAGGGTAATGCGACCTAAACGACGAGCTTCCTTCATGGTGTCTGTGAAGGTTAAGTCTACATCAGCAACAGAAGTCAAACCATTGTCTACACCAAGGTTAAGGTCAGCAACACCATCGCCAGTACCTGCACCAGTGGCGACAAACACTTCACCAACAGTGTTAGAGGATGCACCAATAGCCGTAAAGTCTGTTGTACCAATTTCTGATATTGAGTACGGAAGTCCAGTTACAAAAGAACCTGCACTTGTCTCATTCTTAACTTCTTTGTAGTCAACTGACTGCCAGTTAGTGTCTGGCCCAGCAAACTTACCCTTGATTACGTTGAAGTTATCACGACGAGAGTGTCGTGTACTGACGCTAATACTGGAACGAAGGTCATCCTCATCTAAGAACATAACTGGTGTGGTCCAGTAAGCGGGTTTCATACGCCACTTACCTTGTGCGTACCACAAAGAACCCCCCATAGAGGGTAGGATAGACGAAACTAAGTCGTATGGTGTCGCACCTGTAGTGAACGACCCATTTGTTGTATAACGTGTAGTAGAAAAAACTGTTTGGTCACAGATGTCCGCCGCAGCTTCGACCAACTCGTCATCAATGTTGCCTGAGGCTTCACCAAGGCCATAGCCTGTGCTTGTCAAGTAATCCCGTACACACAAGGCAGGGTTATCAGACCAAGCTGTAGTGTCTGTACGTGGGTCAAATACCTTCTTACCTTTTACCACTGCGGTAAAGGTGGGGATACCGTTAGGATATACGTCAGCATCAAAAGCAAGGCGTGCATAGATATAAGCAATACCACTGAGTTTGTGAGTGTTTGTCCACTTACCATCAGAGGCTGTTACAAGGGCATTGTTAGCTGCTTGAGTAGGTGTGCCATAAGCAACTTGGATGCGTAGTTTATTGTTGTAACGATCAGAGGTAGTACCGTCAGGGTCAACTACAGTTGGTACGTTACCTAATGTACCAAGGTCACTGAAGTCAATGTAAGCGTCATCAATATAGATACGCTCAAAAGATTCAACCTCGTGACCAGCGACAGCAATGATGCGGTGAAGAAACTTATTGTTTGTGCCTGTAGATTCGTTATAGACAACAACACCACCAACTTTAGTTTTACCATAGATAATTGTGTGATCTAAGGCGGGTCCTAATACGTTAGTGTCGTAACCCCGTCGAGCCGCCGATGGTTTTGGTGTTAAAGCATTTAGTGCAGCGCCAAGGGCTGTGGTAACAAGGAAGTGTGTAAGTAGGGTCGCTGTCCCGCCAGCTAGAAAACCCCCTAAGAGAGCGCCACCAGTGGCGTATGTAGTAGCAGTAGACAGAAGAGCCATACCAGCAGAAACAGCCATATTTTATTCTCCCCTTAGGTATTTAGAATACACACGCTCAATAAGGCCAAAGCCTAGTCTCTCAAGAACCTTATCAAAAGGTTGATGAACTTTAGTGTTAATGGTCAGAACAGAAACACCATCCTCTTTGAGACACTTCTCTGCAAACTTAATTAACTTAATCCCAGCAAAACCCTTGCGGTAATCTTTGTGGATATAGACAATATCGTTGTTAGCAAACAGATGGTCTTTGTAGTGGATGTTGTAACCTACGATTACGACAAAATATCCAATAAGGTCTTCTTCGCACCTAGCTGTAAATATCTTTAGTTTACCTTGTCCCTCAAGATTGCGGTAAGCCTCCCAATCAGGGTTTAACTTTATGTTGTCTTGATTAAGAGCAATCTCATTCCAATGTGCATCAAGTAAAGGTTTTATTTCATGCTCTACTTGATTCAAAAACTCTTGCTGATACTTAATCATCTTCACTACGCCCCCAAGGGACTTTCCTAGTTTGCAAGTCTTCTACAAAATTAAGCCCGTCATCATCAGGGTAAACAGACTGCTGGTAAAACTTTGTGTAACGAGAAACCCTAGCCCGTTCAAGGTCAACCAATCGGTTCTCAACCTTAAGCTCAATAGTGGAAGTCTCCCCACCATCGTCAATGTTCATCTGGTCCATGTAACCTGAGAATAGCTGGTTGAAGCCCTTTTCGCCAGTCTCTAGGTTAATACGGCTACCATCCTGCAAGAGAATATAGTTGCCAGTTTCCTTAAGCAACGACCCAGAAGAGAATGTACCAAAGTAGATGTTGCACACACGGCCCTGATAAGGCTCACTGAGGGCCAAGGATAGTACTTCCGAGGGGACACCACTCAACGTAAGGGTAGCCCCCTTAACGGCCATCTCAGCGGTCTCTTCAATAGAAGAGATGTCCAGTAGGTTCCCAGTACCAACCCACTGAGTTCCGTCATTAAGGACAAGTGTTCCGTGACCTGTCCACATACGCAAAATTTCGTTGCCATCAAACTCTAGTTCTACAGCAAAGAATGGCTGTACAACATCTTGGGAGATTGCTTTTATTGTACTTGGGTCAAGATCACGGGACATACTTATTATTCCTTAAATTGCGGCAATGATAAATGCGAGCAGCTCAGGGTAACGCACACCAAGGCGGGTACGCTCTGTGGCACCCTCTGGAGCCTCACCCTGTGTCTCGTATGTGTCTGTGCGGGTGTAGGCTTCCTTGGCTTCTACGGCTTCGACAGCAGGTGTAATCTCATTGCCATCCTCATCGTAAGTAGCCTCAACAGCTTCCACAGCCTCAACAGCAGGAACCTCAGTTTGTGTTTCCCACCAAGTGCTGGAGATAAACATGGCGTAGCGGCCAGCGTCCAAGCCCTCAGCAGTAAAGGCGTCCTGCAAGTCCTGTGCGATGATACCGAAGTGGATACGGGCATCGTCACCCTTTTCAGCTACAGCATCAATCCAGCGGAACTTGCGGAGTAGACCCTTGCAAGCCTGTGCTACACGAGTTTCAGCATCAGAGAGAACTTCAATGTCTTGCTTCTCGTTGCGGTCAGATGTTTGAATAGTGCCGTTGGTGGCGTAGATATCGTTGAATCGACTGCTGCTCCCGCCTAAATCAATCGCATTATCCCTGACAACATTGTTTTCCGTATCAAAGGGGTCTATCCTGTCATCTCCCGTCAGTTGGAACTGTAGTCCGACTGCGCCTTCGCCAATCCACAAGTCATTATCTTGCGCACCAATAGCCCCTGCAAGCGTACCTCCAGAGTAGAACTGAGCAATTAGACCATTTGCTTGTGGGGGGAGGCGCATTGAGACGGAGCCGTTGTTTTGGAAATCAATGTTGCGGTCTGTTCCCGCAAGTGTACCGATATTAAAATCACCGCCATCTCCACCCGTCATGGAAACGGAGGCCTGTTCAACCCCGTCGGTATAAAAAAGCACTGCGCTTTCACCAGTGTCTCCACCATCTAAAATAAACGTAGCGTCGCTATCGCCTGTGCCGTTGCTTTTCAGACGCAAAGCTACATCTGAGTTATCGCCGCTCGGTGATTGAATGTCCAAGTTGTAGTCAGGCGAACTCGTACCAATCCCAACATTACCGCTGCTGTCGATGCGCATTGCAAGAGATTCACTAGGCTGGAAGTCGATCTGACCGCCAGATGCAGCCGTCGTGAAAATGTTGAGGTCTGGGCCGCCATCTGTGAACCACTGGATGCCCGCACCTGATACGCCATCGTGCATAAACTCAACCATGCTCTCGCCCGACGCAGCGGAGTCAAGCTGGAGGGTGGCATCTGCGTCCCCTGTGCCAGAAGTCTTTACTAGAACTGTGGCGTCACCTGTGCTGTGAACCTCAAGCTCTTCTGTTGGGGTGTCTGTGCCTACACCAATCTTAGGGGTATTCTTAAAAAACTCTGCTCGTGTGACAGCCTTAGTTTGGTCTGCGGATGTATCAACAACAACAAACTCATCTGCATCCGCAAGATTAGCCCCTGTGATATTAGCAAGCTCTGATATTTTTTGGTCAGCCATAGTGTTTCTAATCCTTACGTGAGGGCTTCAACAGCTTCAAAAGAGATGCCGTAGGTTGATGCATTGTTGATTGACCACGAGGTCACGTTGTTAGCTAGACGAAAGACACCTTTAGGATTGTTAAAGGTAACACTAGCGTTTGTATAAGTAGCCCGTAGTGAGGGCCATATCTCTAAGCTACCGTCCCCAGACTGATCTAACAAGACCTGATGCAAACGAGAGTTACCACCCGTACCTAACTGGATGTAGTCTCCAGCCTTAAGAGTGCCAGTCATAACTACAGTGACAGTCTCATCACCAGCCGTACCTGACAGTGTACAAGAACTGACCGTACCTTGTGGTGTAGCATAGTCAGGGTCTCCCAGTAGAAATGTGCCTACCTGACCCTTAAGACCAACCAGCATAGCTTTCCACTCAGCAGCCTTATCACGATGAACAGAGGGGATGTTGACAGAGGCTTCCCACTTCTGCCCACCGTGGGAAATAACCTGTTGTTTATAGGTAAAGGGAGATTGAGAAACAGCTACAGCATTTACAGCCCTAAGCTCAATGCTCTCAATCCCGATAGTAGTTGGTGTAGACAGTGGGTAACTAATAGCCATTGTTTATCTTTCCTTTACCAAAGATGTTTACTATCATCCGAAGGTAGCTTTCATTTGTCCACCACGACGACGATCATCTATCATAGACTTCTTAGTCATGTTAGCAATCTGAGGTGCAGCCTGTGCGATGATACGCTTAACGCTATCGTCACCGTTAGCTTGGAAGTTAAAGTTCTGGTGAATAACAACATTCTCTCCACCACCTTGAACTTGAACACCTAGCTTACCGTTAGCGCCACGCTTAAGTGGCATGATAGCTTCTGGACCAGCTTCACCCATAACACCAGTTTGCTTACCCGCCATAGGGAACATAGTGGCACTAGATACAACACCACCGTTAGCGAATGGTATTACGTTACCACCTGAGAAAGCCCCACCATCCTTGAACCCCAACCAGCTAGTAATGGCATTAGCCATAGGTTTAGCTACTGATTGCTGGTAAACATCAAGTAGGATAGACCGTATCATACCTTTGAAGGCATCCTCAACAGACTTAGAACCATCTACCATAGCCATGAAGGCGCTTTCAATGTGACCTGATACCTTATCAAATGTAGCCTGTCGTTGTTCCTCAGCCTCTATAGCCTTGCGGGTTGCAGCTTCAGTAAGCAAGATGTTGAGAATGCGTTCTTCATCAGCGACTAGACCCTCATCTTCAATACGCTTAGTAATCTCACGGCGTCTTTCCATGTTGGCGACTGCTTCATCGTTGATACCAACTAGGCTTTGCTTGAAGTCAGCCTCTTCCTGTAGGGACTTTAGGTAGGCGTTTTGGTCGAAGGGGTCTGAACCACCGCCACCACCGCCACCTGTACTAGGTGGACCCATCCCAACACTTTTGAGGTAGGCTTCCGTGTAGCCCATACCTAAGAGGGTATCACGGTCATAACGGTCAGTCGCAGACCCCGTGACAACTTGTCCAGACATCGCTAAGTCTTCGTCGTCCATGAAGCCTGTGTTTTCCATGTTCACAATACCTAAAGCACGACCATAAGCAATACCAAGGTTGGTAGCCAACAAACCAGCAGCAAGTACAGCGGGGGTGATACCCTCTGAAAGGTCTATCCCAGCCAACTTCATAGCTTCGACTACGCTTTCACTGAGGCCATCACGCACCAAAGCCGCTTCAACTGCCGCCGCTTCTGTCTCAAGTACAATCTGACGGAGGATCATCTGCTGGGAAACGTGTAGGGCTAGTTCTGCGTCAAGCAGACCCATGCGTCTACCTTCTTGTTCAAAGCGAAGTCTAGCAACGTCTGCATGATCCTCACCCTTGGCCTTAATTAGTGTTAGTAAGNCAACTTGGTCTTCGTAGCTGGCGTTAGTTCTGTCAACAAGAGTTTGGTAGCGTTCAGCCGCAGCCTCTGCTTCCTCCTGCAACCGAAGATTCTCTTGTCTCTGAAACTCTTCTAGCTCTAAAGCAGCAAGGGTCTCTAAGTAAGTTTTAAGTGCAGCTTCGGCTAAGTCCTTCTCTTGACCTTGAAGGACGATGGCATCTTCAAGAATACCTATATAAGATAATTTGTTGGCCTCTGACTCAAAATAAGTGTCTGGCCCTTTTGCAGTAGCTAGTCTGCTTTCAAGCCGTTCTAGTTCAGCACTTGCCGCAGCAAAGTCTTCATGGAGTGCAAACTCAGACTCAGTGCCAAAACCACTCTGAAGAAACCGTAGCTTCTCTGCCATCTCAACAGTTTCTTCTTTTGCTGTCTTTAGCCTTTCTTCAAACGCTTTTACCGCAAGACTAGAATCGTCCGCAGCCTCTTTGGTCCTCATAAAGGCGGCAGCGATACCCGTAATAACAGGGATAATCACACCAAGGGCAGAGAACGCCATGATACCTTTAGTGGTCTTGGCAAGCATAGAGAATGTACCAACAAGCTGTGTAGCCTGTTGACCAGCAGCAACCATGATGTTAGTACCAGACTGAACCTGTACTGCAAAGTCACCAAACTGATAACCAGCCTGTTGAGCAAGAACACCAGCACGGTTAGCTCTTTTACCTACAACCTGCATACCTGCGGCAGAGTTAGCAAATACACCAGTGCCAGCTTTCATCTGAGTATTAAGTCGAGCTACAGCAGCAGCTTGTTCATTAGCACCAATGATACCCCTCTTACGGGCTACAGCAAGGTCATTCAACTCTTTAGTGTAGATGTTCATAGCGGTGTAACCCTCTACGAACTTATTCTTCAGCCGTTCTTCTTCCAGCGTATTAGCTCTAGCAACAGTAGCGGCTTCCTTAGCTTTTGCATTAAACCTTGCATTAGCTTCTGTGGCCTCTCTACGAGCTTGGGCGTAGGCTTTTACTGCGGTGGCCTCTGCCTTAGTAGCAGCAGCAGCAGCTTTAGATGCGTTAGCAGAATCAAGAGTAACTTTAGCCAAGTCACTGACGTATTTCTTCGCCTTGTCTAGAGACACACCCATCTTAACAAGGGCTTTGATCTGGCTTTGAAGCCCTTGGAAGTAAGCGCCAGTAGCCAAATTACCTTTGTCATAGCTCTTCGCCAACGTCTTCACGTTGCGCTCTAGGGTATTTATGCTTTTAGCAACCTTAACGATGTCATCACCACCAGTGATCCCTACGCCTATACTAATATCGTTAGCCATTCGCTACCCCCATATAAACTGTATCAAGACGTTTAACTGCTTCTATTTCACGAGGAGCAATAGGTGTCTCAGTCAGTTCCTTCCATGCTTTAATTTGTTCGTATGTTATCGGGTTGGGGCCAGAAAATCCAGCGGTTCTACTGTTNCTCAAAACACAAAAGGCAGACCAGACATGAGACAAAAGCTGAGGAAATACTGTCGGGGGTTCCAGTGCTTNAGGTCTACGTCCAATCTGCCTTTCTACTTGTTCAAGGTGTTCACGTTCTGTTGTGCCGTTCTTATCAGGTTTGTTGAGCTTGAACTGGTGTTCAGCCCAATCACACAACTGACAAGTTAGGCTTTCGTAAAATCCAGAGATTCAGCAAGAGCCTCCTCAATCTGGTCNTTAATCCAGAACACTTCGTTGTATAAATCTTTAGCCTTAGCNACAGTAAGTTTAGGCTTCTCACCACCGTATGTGATGTTCCAGTCAGCAGTAGCTTTAGAGAGAANCGTTAGCCCAGCTTCTTCCATGTCCTGCGCTGTAATTTCCTGCTTCTTACCTGACTGCATAGCCTTGAGACGCTTGTTCGTCTGCTCGTAGGTTGCTGCCTTATACTCTTTAGAGTGACTTGCGTGGATCGTNATAGTCATATCAGACTTGTCGTCATTCTTGAGAGTGTCGCCAGTATTAGGNTGCTTCAAGGTTACTTCTACAGTATCACTAGAAGGCTTAAGGTTCATTAAATCCATTGTCGAGTTTCCTTATCGGGGTTTATGGTTTATACGCCATAGCGTAATTTTATGGTTTATACGCCATAGCGTAAGTTGTCGGGTTATGATTAAAGTGTGGAGACCCCTGACCCGACTCAGGAGCCTCCACGTACCTACGTAGGTATTAGTTTATGCTGGGCGTGTGATCTTAAGGTTAGTACCTTCTGTCGCATCATAGAGAGCTACAAAGGACATGGAAACCATACGGCTAGTTGGGCCATCGACACCAACATCAGCAGAGTTAATCTTGACACGAGGGAATGTAAACGTGTAAGCATTAGCGCCTGTAGGATCATCTACAGATACTTCGATCTCAGTTTCAGTCTCATTCAAGAAACGGTTGATGAGAGAAGCATCTTCGAAGTAGGCGGTCAGTGTGCCTTCAACTTCTGCACGACCATACTCAAGGGANGGNGCGCTGTCGTCACCAATTACGAAAGTAGGTGCGAANGAGTTTGTCAAGGTGAAGTCCAGACCAGTCACAATAGCGACTGAAGCTGCGCCACCTACGTTACCGATTGCAATGTCACCAGAGTAGGCATCGAATGGTGCAGCACCAGAGGCAGCAACCTGTGTCTTTTCTGTGCCACTGATGGTCATGTCCTTGCCTACCATACCGAAGGTAGTTGTTACCATCTGGTTAGGGGCGAGAGAAATACCCATAGTGGAAACNGAGAGACCTGTGAANAAACGAGCTTGGTCGATGTCAGCAGCGTAGTCTTCTACAGAGAAGAACTTAGGTGCAGTNCCGACTTTCAGTACGTTAGTNGCCCATGTGTTCAGCATAGCTGATTCAAGNAAGGTGTCATAGTCAGCATCACGAAGATCGACTACAATGTCACCAGCTACTTGACGGTTACCATGACGGTCAACCCGTGGCATACGGTCAGCTTGGATGTCGTTACCAGCTACACGATCTTTGGTAAGGTTCAAAGAGTGTGTGCTGAAAGGGAGGTTAGTGAAGTCGCCAGCAGGTGTCGTACCAAACGTAGATTCTACGATGTAGGACAGGCTGGAGCGTGAACCCTGTGCAAAGGCCATGTTGTATTCTCCTATAGGAAGTTATTTGTAGATGTACCAGCCGATGTCTACTCGAACATAGTACCAAGGGCTATCTAAGATNCCTTGCTGCCGTTCTGCGTAGTCGATAGATACGTTGATTGTTTCAAGGTCAGAGTTNGTAAAGGAAATATCTGTGGTTGCCTCAAATGCCTCTAGCAGTGTATTGGCGTAGTCATCAGCTTCCTTTGGTCCTTTGCCCTCTGGGGTATGTACCAGAATGGAAAAGACACCCTGATATCGTTGTTGTGGATTTAAGCCCCTTACAGCAGGTCTACGTTCCGTAGGGAGGAACATTACTTGAAGAAAGCTAGTGCCAGTCGTAGGTTCAAATGAGACGTTCTCATAAGCTATGTCAGGGATACCCGACACAGTAGAAAGGTGGCTTTCAAGTGCAGCCCGAATATCGTTGTATATACTAGCCACCAAACTTGTTCCTTATCTTAGTGAAGACAGANTNNTTCTTTTCGACATCCTCAGCATGGGGCGAACCATTACGAAGAGTTACCCTGTCTACATTAGAAAGGTCTAGCTTGTTGATGTCTGAGTATAGGTTTTCTCTGCCTTTGCTAATAGCTTCCTCACGGTTGGCTTTTGGTCTGTTAGCAGAGGACTTACCTCTAGGACGACCTGCGCCGACTGCATAAGAGAAAGAAGTTACATACGCACCTGTATCTACGGGTGATACGACAGTTGCATAGTTAGCAACGTACTCTAGCTGATCCTTGACTTTTTCTTCAATCAAACCTTCAAGCATCTTTATCTTGTCATCGAAGCTCTTGTTTACGATGATTGTAGTTTGTTTAGCCATCGTTACTCCCTCACATCACAAAGGTAACATATGGGAGTACCAGCGGAAAAGACGGTCACGACAGAAACAACTTTCACGTTATCACCATTGCCAAGGATAAGGTCGTTTGTGTCAGGCTCTACAGGTAAACCAAGCGCAGGGATAACACACTTACGGACACCCCTGACGACCATATCCATGTTACCAGAGATACCTGTGTCGTAGTTGTACATATAACCAGTAAAGCTATAGTCCGTAGTGCCTGACCCATCAACCTCACCAGTAGCAGGGTTGTACGATCCATCAGTAGTAACCTTACGCAGTGTCAAGCTCTCACCGAAGTCTCTTACGAGGTTCAATAAGTCAAAGGAGCGAAAAGACATGACCTACTCCCTATTCATACTCAGGTGTTTGGTAGCTGGGTGGGTTCTTGAAACGGTCACGGCGGAATGAACCTTCGATACGATCAGTGTTCTCACGTACAGTCTCAATACCAGTCTTTGTGATACCACCAGCAAGAACACCGATACCTACAGAGGAACCTGAGCCGTTTGTCTTACCCTGATACTCAAGGTCGTCAGCAAGTGTCTTATACTGTTTAGCAAGATCACTGTAGTCTGCCTTCAAAGCACCATCAAGTGAGGTGTTTACCTTACGGGAATACTTAGAAGCAATGTTACGTGCAGACCATGCCGCAGCATAATAAATGTTGTTGCCGTTCTCAGAGAGACTAAAAGTAATCTCTTCGTTCTGAACCTGCTGGTCTACCGTATCGGTATCACCAACCAACAGCCGCACTGTGTTGAGACGACCAGAGGCCGTAGTTGTGTCCAAGTCTGTAGGATCATATGACCACGCCATCTAGTCGTCTCCAGTTATTTAATCGTTTAGGATTTTATCTCGAATGTTGTAGAAGTCTTCAATCACCCAACTATTACTGTTTAGGAAGCGACGAATAAGACCACGTTGCTTATCGTCCAGCTTAGACTTCTTACANTTCTTGGTCTCAAACTCTGAGGTGCTTGATGTTCGCTTCTTGACCTCTGCGTTTAGCAGATTAACAAGGGTGTCTAGTTGCTTTCCAGCAAGCTCTGACAACCGATCACCGACCTTAGTTTGGACTTCTAATTCTTTATTGTGGTGGATATAACCAGAAAAGTACAGGGTGGCGACCTTATCGGCGTCAATCCCTCTCTCGAACCAGTTAAAGTAGTCTCCTTGCTTCCATGTTTTACTGTCAGCCATGAGGGGACGTTTGATAAAGACAGGCCATTCAACCTGCCATCCCAAGTATGTGGGGTGCATAATTCTGTTCCTATTTACTGTTATGGTATTTTATAAGTTGGGTTGAACCCCAAGCCGAAGCTCAGGGTCCACCGTTATCAC